CTGTTTCTTCCACAACCCATGGTCATGTACGATACCAAGTTCGGCTGGTTCTTCATGATGTACAAGAACTTGAGTTCTGGACGAAGCTCGAAATCCGTGTCAGGGATGGATAAGTATCTATCGATGAGCATCAGCACGGACCGTCGACGTACTAGCACGAGGCTTATTTCAACTTGGTACTCGTGCTTGAGTTGTCCCACGACAGCTGCTGTGTTGGCACGTACTGCGTCCGTGTAAAGCCGATCCACCCAAGGGCCGAACGCCAGGCAGTCCTGCTCCTTGTAAATGAAATCGTCTCCATTGTGGTACGCGACCAACGCGCTGAGCATGAAACTGAGCCACCAACCACAATACTTCTCGCCCTTCTCCAGCTTGAGAGCCAGACCGTAGTTGCGCCGCATGTTGAGCCACGTCCCGCCGTCTACTTCGCGGCTGCGGCCGGCAGCATTCACCACTACGATGTCACTCGGCTGTGAGAATCGTTTCGTATTCGCCATCCACATCTTGAACAAACTTGCCGAAGTGGGATGATCGTAGTAGCCGGTGCCGATCGTGTAGCTCATACGTGCTCTTACGCGGTGTCTTTCCAAACACTCATGAACGCTTGCTTTGACGGCGTCCAATCTTGGTGTTGCGTTCCTCAAGCAACTGCTTGAGCGAACGTGCACGCGGTTTTTGCGTCTGCCCCGTCGCAACGACTCGCGGTTTCTTCTTCCTCTTGACCGGCCCGATAACGCGCTTGCGTGGCAGCGGAGACGGCGTCAGGTATCGCGCCGTCACGGGACGCGCTACTGACTTCGCTTTCGGCTTGTGTACTTTCACAGGCGCAGCCGGGGGCGTGAAGATACGACCTGGCAGTTTCGCGCCTTTGCCTACGATCATGACAGTGTCGCACGTCGCCTTTTCAAAGATCGACATGTAGCGAGACACCGCTCCGGCCATCGACGCAGTGCTGTTGTCGCTTCGGTGTGCACGCTCGTTCGTCGCGCCCGCAGGGCGCTCTGTGAAGCCCCGCCGGTTTTCGGTGTCGACGGCTACGCCGTACGTAAAGTTCGCTTGATCCAGTTGATTCTGCCACAGCGCCTCTGACAGCGCCGTATCGCCGCCGTTGTGGTTCAACCGCGGGTCAGGCCATCTCAACTGCAGCTGAACTGCGCGCAGCAGCCACCAGTAGCAACCCTGGATGAACCGTATCCCACGTACCTTTGATGCAACTTTCTGGAACGCGCGCTTTCGATACCAACCCGCCTTACTTATCCAGTTCTCCACACCGCTCATGTGGCGTTTTCGACACTCGCGCCCGAACAGCGCCACATTCGGGTGGCATGTAATGAACTCCCACGTCTTGTCGAGCCAGTCGGCGTTCGTGACGATCGAATCATCATCGAACCACGTAATCCACGGCGTCTCGATCGGGTGGGCAGGATCGTTGAACAAACTGGCCATGGCGCGATATTTCGGCACGTTCCGATCAAGCACGTAAACGAGCCACTCGGGAGGTGCGTGCTCGGCGACCCAAGCGGCGGTATCGGAGCACACGACGTTGAGCCACAGTCTAACGTCGATGCGATCAGCGGGCTGTGCAAGCAGCGGTTCGAGCGCCCTGCAATGCAATGCGTGGTAATCGCCGTACAGCAGCATGAAAGCTGTCGAGCACTTCATTGCTTCGGTTTCTTCGCCGTAAACGCCGTGCTCCGCACGTTCTTGACCTGCCTGAATCCCGCCTTTCGCAGCATCGATACGTAGTCCTGCTTGCCATACAGTCGCCAATGGCCGTGCTGCTTCGGGTCGGGTGCGCGAAATTCACGCGTTCTAGGGCCAGTACCGCAAGGCACGTTCGACACAAATATGCCACATGGCGCGAGCAGCCGGAAGATCGACTCGACGGCTCGATTGTCGAACCGAACGTGTTCGAGCACGTGTGATGCGATCACCACGCTGAACGACGCAGGACGAAACGGCGGCTTGCAGATATCGCCGTAGATCGTGTTCGGAATGTCATGCTGCTTGATCAACACAGTAACGTTGAAGTGTCGCGACAGCTTGAGGCGATACGGATCGAGCGACACCATGAGCAGCGGCGCTTTACGCGGCAGATCGTATGCCCCTGCTCGGCTCAATGCGAACAGGTTGTCGCGGTGACGTCTCAGCGACTTGCAAACAGGACAACGCTCGCCGTCACGACCGGCATAGGGTCCGAACACGACGTCACTGCCGCATACTCGGCATATCGCCATATGATCCGCCTCACTTGACCACGAGCCGGCCCGTGCAATCTATCCTGTTCAGAAACCACGACAAGTCGTGCTCCTGCATGTATTCGAGCACGGCTTTCCGCGCTCCAGCGAAGTGCCCGAAGTCGTCCACGATCAATATACCTCCCGGCACCAGCCGCGGGTAGAGGTGTACCAGCTCGTGCTTCGTCGATGCGTAGAAATCGGTGTCGAGCCGCAACAGGGCGATCGTCGGGGGTACAACCGACGGTATCGTATGTTCGACATCGCCTTCTACGAAGTGGACGCGGTCGACCGGGTAGCCCGTATGCGTAATTGCTACGCGCACGTCGTCGAGCGACACGTTGCAGATCTCGCGGTATGTCTGCACGCCGAAGTGCTCCAACATGGCGGACGCGTGGTGTCCCTGGTAGTCGACGTCGTCGTCGGTCGGATCCGTCATGCCGTCGAACGTGTCGTACAAGTACACGTCACGATCGGCGCGTCCGCGCTGCAGCAACGTCAACAGCGCGACCATGATGCTGCCTCCGCGCCACACACCACACTCAACGAACGCGCCAGCCGCGTCGACGTCGACCAGATGGTTCGTGGCGCAGTACATCGCGTACATGCGCTCGATCGTCGTACGCGTGTACTCGCGACACCGCTCGAAGATGTCGAGGAACTCATGCGGCATGTCGTAGTGGACTATCGGGTCGTACCGCGCCCCGTGCTGCCCGCTACTTGCCGATGAAGACGAGCTTGCGCTGAGTGAGTCCGTCGCAGGCCGCACAGTGCCCCCAATCAGGACATTCCACGGCAACCGCAGGTCGATGCTGCTGCGGCTTGAGCACGCTCTCCTGCGGCAATACGTTGCGCATGATGGCCGACACGCACGGGTAGCGAACGCCGTTCGGCGCGACGAGGAAGTTCATGCTCGTGCAATGGACGCGCCGCCGGTACCGTTTGGCCGACATCGCAGCGAATTTCTCCTTCTGATCGAAATCGACGCTGAACGGCCACTTCATTTTCGAAAACGCGGACTTCACGCGCTTCACGCGAGCGAGGGAGTGCCCCTTCCAATTGACGGAGTGCACGCTGCCCGTGAAGCGAGAATGCGCCGCCAGCGTTGCAACGTTGTCGACTACGCGTTCGACCGGGCCGCCGCTGGGGTGATACGAACCGAGGAAGCGAACACGCCGCGTCACGCGCTGAGCGAACTCGTGCGTATCGTGGGTGAAGTTGGTGTAGATACGTACTTCGATCGAAGGATCGATACCGTTGACCAGCGCGACGAGTCCAGGGTACAGGAACGGCTCACCGCCAGTGAACACTACGTTGCGCCGTATGCGGTTCACTGCGGAAGCCCACGCCGCCGGCGAAACAAGCTCGTACGAAGCCACGGGCTCGAACGCGCGGTTGACGCAGTACGGGCACTGGAGGTTGCATTTCAGCGTCAGGAATACACGCATGCGACCGTCGTACGCAGGCACGGGTCACTCCACTCGAAGAATGCCTATACCAGGTACGCGCCCCGGCGTGGTGCTCGTGAAACACGCATGCTTGGGGTACTTCGGCGATATCTCCTCCCAGAAACGCTTCGTTCCGTACGGCTTGCCCGTCGCAGGATGGACGTTGACGACATCGTGCAGCTGTATGATGCCGCCGCTCGGTACGAGCGGCGCGTAGCGCTTGAAATCGTCGCGGACGTCCTCGTATTTGTGGGAACCGTCGATGTGCAAGTAGTCGATCTTGCCCCCGGTCGGCGCCAACAGCTTCGCCACCGTCTTCGCCGCGCGCGCACTGGTACGGCGCAGCACGTGTGCATCGAAGCCTTCCTTGACCAACTCGCACGCGACGTTCATCGATTTTCTGTAATGTGCCTCTTTGGGAAGCGGGTCGACACCGATGATGACGGCCCCGGGCGCAAGGTAGTCAGCCAGCGCAAACAACGAACCGCCCTGCCAAACGCCCACTTCCACGAACGAACGCAGCGGTCGGTTGTTGGCGAGCACGAGACGCATGTACGCGTCGAGCTGCGGCAGCTCATCGCCGAACTGCAGCAGTTCGACGTTGTGCGCCTTCAACCAGCTGAGGCGTTCGGCGCGGGTCATGGTCACATCCTCACAATGCCGATACCGGTGAACGCTGGGTTCTCCGTGTTGTTCGCGAATTCGATCGTGCGATCAACGTATTCGGATTTGAGATCCTTCCAGTACTGCTGCACGAACCCGCGGCTGTCCTCCAGGGACGGCTGTGGACCCAGCACATCCGGGCTCGTGCAAATGTCGTGCAGCTGTACGATGCCTCCCTTTCGGACGAGCGGAGAGTACGTCTCGAAGTCCGTCCTCGCACCGGCGTACGTGTGATCACCGTCTATGTGTAGATGGTCTACATCACGGCCACCCAGAATTTCTTTCACGTCGTCAATCGCGTCCACGCTGAGCTTCGGGACGATGTGTACATCGAGGTTCCTGATGTCGCGCAACCGCTGCGCGACAGTCTCCGCCATCTGCCTGTTACGGCGGTCGTTGCGCGCGACATTGCCATACTTGTCGACGCCGACGACGAGACCGCCTTCGCGCACGAACTGTGAAAGGAGCAACAGTGTACCCCCGCGCCACACGCCTATTTCGACGAACACGGAAGTACGAGGCCGCCCGAGCATGAACTCGTACAACTGCTCCAAGTCATCCAGGTTCTGACCAGCACTGATTCCCTGCGACTTCAGCCAGTTCAAGTTACGTTCGAGCAGTCGATTCATTCGTTTTCCTGACTTTTGGCAGTTCGGCGAATGCGCACAGCCTTTCAGCAAGAGCAGACGGAGCCGGCGGCGAGCCCTTCTCGTGAAGAGCAACCTGCACCGGAGTGCCAAATGGATTCCAGTACGACACGTACCGCGCGTAGTTGCCGCGCCCGATCACGGGCTGATGGCAGTCGGTGGCCCATACGAAATGCGGTGTGCCACACAACGATGCCAGATGCATCGGTCCGCTCGACGGCCCGAGCACCAGCCTGGCCGCTGCAAGTGTGTCTACGAGCTGTTGCATCGGTAAGCCTCGCAGATCGACCGTACCGCGCGGCGCGAATGACGCGGTCGTCGACCCGATGGCAGCTACCTGGCCTACATGAGGGACGACGCCGCGAACGACGAGCAAGTGAAGCAGCTCGTCCCACCGATCGCGGTCGTAGTTGTCGCCGCCGCGCGGACCAGCGTCGTGCCTGTCGCGGGCATGAACCACGAGCGGATAGGTCTTAGCTGCCGCTGCGGCGTTGCCGAAACGGATGAACGACTGCGCGCTCGCAGCGCGACGGCGCAGCTTGCCGACAGTATCATCGAGGCGTATCACGCGGCGTCCTTGCTTCTTGGCCGAACGACATTGTGATACGAGCAGCGCACGTGCGCGTGACAGTTCGGTCGGGTTCTTGACGGAGTTCACGTGCAACAGGTGAGCGTCACGAGCGCAGCAGATCGTGTGCGGGATGTACGTCGGCGACATGTCGGCGTAAAGCGCGTCATGGCCGCGCGTGCTGCACACGACGACCCGCGAAGCACCTTGCGCCAAGCGGCGCACGTATGCCTGCCATTCCATCAGCTCCCAGCCGAACTCGGAGACGCAAGGTCCGGCCACGACAACATGTCCGCTCGGGTTTCTCACGGCGTCTCGTTATAGCAATAGCTAACCTGCCTGTGACCCAACCATCTGCTGCAGCGCCTGGAAGCCGCCCTGCTGCTTGGCCTTCTGCCGCACGTCCTCCATCTTCTGGATGACGAGCGCATGTAGTGTCTGGTCGGACTTCTTGAGCTTGAGCAGTTCAGATTTACGCGCCTCGTACGGCATACCGAGCATCTGGAGCGCGATCTGCTCCGCTTGCGCCATCATGTCCTGGGGAGTGGTACCTGCGCCGCCACCGCCAGGGGCGCCGCCCGGCATCGGCATGCCGTCAGCCGGCATCGGAGCGCCGCCTGGCATCGGAGCGCCGCCCGGCATCGGCATGCCCGGAGGCATGCCGGGCATGCCCGGCGGCTGCGCTGCTGCCTGCTGCGCCTGTTCGAATGTCTGCTCCATCTCCTGCTGCTTTGCCTGTTCCTTCTGGAAGCGCGCCGACGCGTCTTGGTAGAACTTCTCTTCGTCGAACATCCGATCGACCTCGGAGCGCCAATCGATGCCAAACGGCGAATACGCCGTCTGCTTCGAGATCTGCTGCGATGCAGCAAGCTGCAACTGAATCTGCTTCCGCTCGATGTCTTCGGCGAGCGTGACGGGCTGGAGCCGTCCCTGCGCCTTCTCCCAGTTGAGTACGTCGGTGATCGTCTCGAAGAACCAGTCGATCCATCCGTTAAGCGCCGAGACGAGGTGCGTCCACGTGCGCTCGAACAGCCGCAGCGCCATCGGTGCGGCCTGAACCTGCAACGTCGCCTTGAACAGCTCGGCCGGGAAACCCATCGAATTGAGAAGCTCGTCCATGCCGGCGTTGATCAACTCGAACGGGGCGAGCTGCTTGCCCTCGCCGCCGATCGCCTGGTACTGGATCGGAAACGGAAGCGCGTTCCACGACGCCGGATCTCGCTGGTGCCGCCGAATCATGCCCATGACCCGGTTGTTGAACGACGCGATGTTCATATGAAGGAGCGGGTCGGCTTCACCCGACCCAGGCCCCTTGCCCGGCGTGATGACCCGGAACGGAATGATGTAGTCGAGTCCGATCGCCTCGTTGTACCGCTTGAGCACCTGCACGTACCACGCCTGCTTGAAGTTCGAAAGGAGTCGCGGGATGCCCCACCCAGCGTTGCGGAAGCCGGCCAGTGTCTCTTCCTTCACGTGGTAGATCACGCCCGGGTTGAACTTGAACCACTGGTCTTTCTTGATCGCCTCGATGATCTCCCACGGCGTCGACTCGATGAAGAACTTGGTTCCCTTTCGAATCTCGCGCTTGAAGTTCGCCTCGGGGATCCAATAGTAGACCGTCTCGTGCGAGACCGGATGGTAGAGCATCCTGATCTCGTGCGGCGACCACCGGATGACCTTGATCTTGTCCTGCTCGACGCTGCGTCGATCGATCCGCTCGAACGTCCCTTCAAACTTGCAGTTCGAGCACTTCGCCTTGAACTGCCATTGCTCGAAGGAGTAT